GGCACGGGAGGCGACAACGGCGGCGATAGTGACGGTGGCGGCGATGATGGTGAGGTGTCTGATGCCACAGAAACAGGCACTGGTACTGGACAAGGCACTGGCACTGGAGAAGGCACCGGCACAGGAGAGGGTACGGGCACAGGGGATGGCTCTGGAGATGGCGATGGTGACGGAGAAGGAGATGGCTCTGGGGGCTTTGGTAAAGGGTTGCTCACTGCCATGTTAGCAATGCCCGGACAAGGTGTACCCTTCACACCAAAAGACTTTGAAGACTACAAGTTTAGAAAAACTTTTGAAGCACCTGAGATACTAGAGTTACTACAGCGAAACAGAAACTACCAAGCTCCTTCAGTATTGCAAGGATTGTTTAGAGGATTTATAGACTAATGAGTACCACATATTTGAATTTAGTCAACGAGGTACTACGTAGGTTACGAGAAGATGTAGTAACTAGTGTATCACAGAATACTTACAGCACAATGGTAGGAGACTTTGTTAATGATGCAAAACGAAACGTAGAAGACTCCCATGAGTGGTCTACACTACGCACAACCATTGTAGTGACTACTGAAGCAGGTGTTATAGACTATGCATTAACAAATGCTGGAGAACGTGTCAAGGTATATAGTGCTATCAATGACACTTCTAATTTCTTTATGAACTATGAGTCACCTAACTGGTTCAACAACGCCTACTACATATCGGGTGAAGTAACTGGCACTCCTGACTCATACACATTTAATGGTGTCGATACTAATAGTGATACTAAAATAAAAGTTTACCCTAAGCCATCAGGTGTTTTCAGTCTTCGTTTTGACCTAATCGCTAGGGAAGATGAACTGTCTGGAGACACAGAAACTACAGTGCTCCCCAAGAATGCTATTGTACACAATGCTGTAGCTTTGCTAGCTAGAGAGCGTGGTGAAACTGGAGGCACTACTGCACAAGATTATTTCTTGATCGCAGACAAACATTTATCTGATGCTATCGCTTTAGATGCCTACAAGAATCCTGAAGAATTTATCTACACGGTGCCCTAATGGCTCAACAAAGACAAAACATCTATATTGCTGCACCGGGGTTTAAGGGTCTTAACACACAAGATTCTCCTGTAACTCAGGATTCGTCCTTTGCGTCTGTTGCTGAGAATGCTGTTATTGACAAGTTTGGCCGTATTGCAGCACGTAAAGGCATAAAGAAGATTACTAGTTCTGCTACACCTCTGGGGTCTAGTGCTGGTATTGAAGCAGTGTTTGAGTTCTGTGCTAGAGATGGCACTAAAACTATATTCTCTGCCGGTAACAACAAGATATTTACAGGGACAACTACACTATCTGAAGTAACGCTTCCCGGTGGATACACTATTTCAGCAAACAACTGGAAGATTGTCAGCTTTAACAATGACGTTTACTTCTTTCAGAAAAGCCATGCAGCACTAGTTAGCGTTGCCGGGAGCACTACGCTTGTAGCAGTAACTGACAGCGGCACTGCTGCGCCAGCAGGGAACGAAGTACTAGCGGCTTTTGGTAGGCTTTTTGTAGCAGACGTAGCCAACAATAGCTACACTTTACATTTTTCTGACTTACTGGACGGAGATGATTACCACAGTGGGTCATCAGGATCACTGGACGTAACTACTGTCTGGCCTGAAGGTTACGATGAGATTGTAGCTCTACAAGAGTTTAACAACTTTTTAGTTATCTTTGGTAAGCGTAGTATTCTAATATACCAAGGTGCTTCATCGCCAGCTAGTATGACTTTATCAGACACGATTACTGGTATTGGCTGTATTGCTAGAGACAGTGTGCAATCTATAGGCACAGATTTAATATTCTTGTCTGACTCTGGTTTAAGAAGTTTAGGTAGGGTAATCCAAGAAAAATCTAACCCTATTGGCAATGTGTCTAAAAATGTTAGAGACACGTTAATGGCTTCAGTAACCTCAGAGACAGGTAACATTAAGTCTGTCTATAGTCCTGAAGAATCTTTTTACTTGCTGTTGCTGCCAACGTCATCAGAGATTTATGTGTTTGACATGAGGGGAACACTAGAGGACGGTAGTTACAGGGCTACTACATGGAAAGACGTATCTTTACTTTCTGGCGTTAGAACTACTGGTGGCTTGCTTTACTTTGGTAGTTCTGTAGGTATCAACCAATACGATGGGTTTCTGGATGACACATCTTCATACGAGATGAAGTATTTTACTAACCCTATGTCTTTTGGTGATCCTTCAAAACTTAAAATGTTAAAGGAAATATCTTTTACTGTCATAGGTGGTTCAGAAAGTCAAGTGGTTGGTAACTGGGCTTATGATTATAGAGAAGACTACAGCACACAATCGTTTACTATAGCCAAGAGCAAACAAGCTGAGTACGGTATTTCTGAATATAATGTAGCCACTTCTCAATATGGCGTAACTAATGTGATTGATATTGCTAGCATAAAAGCTACAGGAGCAGGCAAAGTTGCTACTATCGGTATCGAAGCAACAATTAACGGTGGCTCTTTGTCAATACAAGAGTTAAACACTGAAGCACTTTTAGGTAGGTTAATTTAATGAGTAACTATACAAAGACAGTAAACTTTGCAGCAAAGGATTCACTAGCTTCTGGTGACGCTGCTAAGATTGTCAAAGGCACTGAGATTGACACAGAGTTTAATAACATTGCAACTGCATCAGCAACTAAGGCAGATGCTGCTGGCGCTGCACTAACAGGCACTACTACATTTGAGACTATCTCAGATGGCACTATTTCCATTACTGCATTTGTTGATGAAGACAATATGGCATCTAACAGTGCCACGTTGTTACCTACACAGCAGTCAGTTAAAGCGTATGTTGACGCAAGTAGTGGTGTAGCTGATGGCTCAATTACTACAGCTAAACTTGCTGACGATGCAGTAACAGCCGCTAAATTAGCTTCTAGCGCAGTAGTTACGGCTTCTATAGTTGATGACAATGTAACTCAGGCTAAAATAGCCGATGATGCTGTAGGAGCAGATCAGTTAGCAGCAAGTGCTGTAGTAACGGCTTCTATTGTAGATGACAATGTAACACAAGCTAAAATAGCTGATGACGCTGTAGGAGCAGATCAGTTAGCAGCGAGTGCAGTAGTAACTGCTTCTATTGTAGATGACGCAGTAACAGCCGCTAAACTAGCTTCTGATGCAGTAGTCACAGCTTCTATGGTAGATGATGCAGTTACATCTGCCAAACTAGCCAATAGTATTACAATGACAGGAGCTTTAGCAGCGGCACAAGTAGATGGCGGTGTTACAACAACTGTTGTGTCTAGCAATGCAACGGCAACAACAGGTCAAAATCATTTTATATCTTCTGCTTGTACACTTACACTACCAGCATCTCCTTCTCTTGGAGATAGAGTAATGGTTGCTGTAGGTAACTTTGCTACTGCAATTCTTGGAAGGAACAGTGAAAAAATTGAAGGCACAGCAGAAGACATGACAATAGATGTAGCGCGTGTAGGACTAACTTGTGTTTATACAGGTAGTACCTATGGCTGGGCTATTTACTAACAGGAGACAATAGATGTCAACATTATCAGGACTAATATCAGCGGGTGGCTCTGCATCATTCCCTACGATATTTTTAAGCAAGTCACAAACTTTTGTGCCACCTCAAGATGGCAACGTAATGATTCATGTTATTGGTGCTGGGGGTAGTGGCAATAGTAATACTGCGGATACCATAAGTGGAGGAGGCGCTGGAGGCTACTGTAGAAAAAACTCTTTAGCCGTTACAACTTCTGGTTCCTTTACAGTAGTGGTCGGCGCTGGAGGAGCAGCAGTTTCGGGAGCTACCGCTGGTAATGCGGGAGGCAATAGCACTGTTGCTGGAACTGGTTTATCAAGTACTTTAACAGCTAATGGTGGTGGGGGCGGTGTTACTTCAGGAACAGCGGCTGGGGGAACAGCATCTAATGGTGATGTCAATAATACTGGGGGTAGTTCTACGGACGGTGACGGTGGTGGTGCTGTGGGTATAACAGGCACAGGAAACACAGGTGGGGAAATTGCGGGTAGTATCGGTGTCTACGGTGGAGATTGTGACATTGTAGGAGATTTTTGGTCTTCAACATTAGGACAGTTGGCAGGAGGTATTGGTGGTATTGGTATACACGGTCAATATGCACAAAACATGATAGACTCTCAAAGAATTAACGGAGGGCCGTTAGCTGGTGGAGGACAGATTAGTCAAAGTATAAGTAACCTTGACAATCCTGTATTTGGAGGTAATGGAGGTATTGGCGGTGGCGGCGGTGGCGCTAGAAATCTTAGCAGCAATACTTATTGCAGATCTGGGCGTGGCGGTGAAGGCATAGTTATTTTTCAGTACATACCGTAAGGAGATTTAAGTGAAATACAATATTAAAGATGCTGACGGTAACATCACAAATACCATTACGGCTGACGCTGAATTTGTTGAGGCTAACTTTGACCACTATGAGCTTTGGTCAGAACCTACACCCGCAACGCCTACGGCAGAAGAAGCTGGACGCATGTGGCGCAATGGAGAGCTAGGGGCTACAGATCAAGCAGCACAAACTCCAGATTGGCCTAATAGAGATAATATTTTAACGTATCGTCAGGCTCTAAGGGATTGGCCCAGTACTTCAAACTTTCCATCTACTCGCCCAGAAGTAGGAGCGTAAAATGGCTACAACAAAAATTAAAGCCACTGGTATT